CGTTAGCTGACCCACTATTTCCTCCAGCGCTACTTGCGCCACCTCTGAGGAATGCTGACCCACCGAGGTTGCCCACGCCTGCTCCAGCTTTAAACTCAGCGTCACCGCCACCGCTAGACCCAGAGCCACCAATAACAGTTACTGCGCCACCAACACCGGCACCAGCGGCTCCAGCGCTAATAGTAACTATTCCACCGTCACCACTTACTCCCCCGCTTGTACCGCCAGTAATCGTTACTGCACCAGCAATTCCTGTATCTCCACCAGACCCAGCAGTTGCTGAGATATTGCCACCTGTGCCTGCTGTGGTTGCACTACCACCTATTATTGTTACTACACCACCATTTCTAGCAGTACCAACTCCATCACGTCCTGTAATATTAACAGCCCCGCCATTACCATCTGTTGGAAGACCACCTCGGACTGTTATGGCACCACCAGCACCCGATATGCTACCTCCATCTCCACCACTAACATTTATGGCACCACCAGCACCAGTTGTTCCTCCTTGTCCAGCCGTTACAGTAGTTACTCCACCTGCTCCAGTTCCACCCCCAACCCCAGCGATTAGTGAAGCAGCACCGCCAGCATTATTTCCAAGAGCATCACCAGCAGTTAAGAGAAGTAACCCACCAACCCCACCTGTTCCACCAGCCGTTCCACTTTTTACCCATGCAGCCCCACCATTACCGCTAGTAACGCCACCTTGTCCACCCGAAATTGTTAACGCCCCTCCTGTGCCGACCCCTGACGGTCGTGCTGCAAAGACACCAACATCACCAGGAGTTACTACTGAAACGCTTCCTGATGAACCCGTTGTGGTATTAACATAAAAACTTCCATTAGTCGCAATGTATGAAAAATCTGCATCTGAATCGACTGCAAGCCCAGTACCGTATACGATTTGATTCGCAGGTTCAGCAACGCTGGTTCCTCCAAGCTGTGTTTCCACACCCAAATCATCTTTTGAATATAGAAAACCGTCAGTTTTTGCATAAAATGCAACTTTTCCTGATGGTGGAGTCGCTCCAGATGTTGATTCAGGAATGTCAAATTTTTGTGTCATTATCCAGTTACCTCTACTGTTCTTACAAATGCTACCCAATTAATCGTTTTACCAACCTCTCCAGTGACTTGAATACGCAATACACCATTTACTGCGTCGGCATTAACAATTGCAGTCCAAGTTGCGGCTGCTATATCTTGTGCAAGTGTTGTGTCTGTTGTAGTACCTATTAGTGCCGTTGTTGCCGCGCTTGCATTTCGATCAATAGCGCCTTCGATCTTAATAGCAAATCCTTCATCATTGGCATCTGTTCTACGAGCAATTATTTTCACTTCAAAGTGCCAGGTACTGTCGTTTGCCAATACCATTTGTCTTGTACCACTGGTTCCATCGAGGAACATTTCCGTGAGCGCAGCAGTTGTAGTTTGTGTGCGGAGAACGTAGTGACATGTTTGTGCGTCACCAGTAACAGAGAAATCACCAGAACGTTCACAGAAATATCCACCGCCGCTTGATGTCATTGTGAACCGACCAGCAGTACCCGTACCTGTTGGAGCACCAGAATTCATTGTGATATTACCACCATTCTGGTTCAATCCAGTTGAAATACCGGACTCAAGTTGTACACCACCACCAGCACCTAAATTAGTTGCATCACCACCAACTAGGTTAATTTGACCACCATCACCTGAAACTACTCCACCAGCACCACCAGTTAGAGAAATATCACCACCAGCACCCGTTGTATCGCCATTACCACCAGTTACGTGAACGTAACCACCAAGAGAAGTACCAACTGCATTTCCTGATGTTAGGGCAATATTACCACCAGCACCATCGACTGCTCCGCCATTACCACCAGTTAGATTAATGGAGCCGCCAATGCTGCCGAGACCTGCACTACCGCCGTCACCAGCTATAAGTGTAACTCCTCCACCTATTCCTTCGTCAAATCCTAAACCACCTTGAAGAACAACGGTTCCACCATTTCCGTCACTACCGGTTGCATCACCAGCAGTAACATTAACATTACTGCCATCAGTTGTACCAGTTGAGTTGCCAGAAGTAATATTAACAGCACCACCAGTGTAATCTCCTACGCCTGCTGCATCTCGCCCTGCGATTGTAACAGCACCACCAGCACCGTCTGTGGGAATACCACCTTGAATGGTTACTAACCCACCATCACCAGATGTTGCACCACCAGCACCACCAGAAATCGTCGTCGTGCCGGCAATTCCTGTATCTCCACCAGAACCAGCAGTCAAAATTGCATTCCCACCAGTTCCAGCAAGAGTCGCGTTACCACTTGTAATCGTTACTGTAGATCCAAGCGCTCCTGCAACACCAGTAATATTGATAGAGGCCCCAATTTCAATAAAGTCGCCGTTGTCACCAGTTAACCGAACGATTCCAGAGTCAAATTCAATTGTTCCGCCATCACCATTTGTTATTGTTCCAAGATCTCCGACACCACCAACCATCATAGTGTCTGTTGCAGGATTCCATGTAAAATCTGCTTCACTGGTAATACTCGCACCAGTACCATATACAATCTGATTGAGCGGCTGTGCTATTGCAGGATACACAGTGAATATAAGAGGTGTTGTACCAATAACGATTGGATCGTTTGTAATAAGAACAAAAGATGTGTCAGCATATGTAACACCTTCTTCAACGACTGTTGCTAGTCCTGGGGTGATGTTAGTATCTGAATCTGCATCAACTGATCTTGTAAGAATATATGGAGAGCCACCGCTACCAACTTGTGTAACTACGTAAATTCCATTTTCAAACGTTTGATTTTTAATGAGAATACGATCTCCAGCAACCAAAGGTGAAGCTGGTGTTTCTATACTAGCTTCAGCATTAATATTACCGTTTACGGTTGCTGTAATTGTTGCTCCAACACCCGAAGCACCATTATTGTATGTGTATGGTGTCGTTAATGGAGCAGTTGTTGTAACAAGAACTGATTCTTTCCAGTCGAGATTTTGTACATCACTTAACAATGCCAACTGATGCCAATTAGTCATGTTGTAAAGTAAACCATTTCCAGTGGCAGTACCGGCAATAGCTGTTGCGTCAATAGGATTAAACACTGTGGAATTAATTGTTATATCTGTATTTGGACCAACGTTCGCAGCGGAGAATACTGTATATGTAACTGTTCCACCTACGATACCATTTACGCTGGTTAATCCTAGATCATTATAAACAGCAATTCTATCATTAAATAAGAACGAACCTGCATGGTTTCCAGAAATTGTCCATACACCAGTTCCGGCGTTTACCGCGATTATTGAATAATTCGTACTTCCGAAAATAAATGGAGCGGGGGTAGCATTGTCATACCACAACTGTCCTTGAATTGGGGCAGGAGGGGGAACCGCAGCAGAAAAATGTTCTAGTGAATGTACTAAATCTTCTACAACATTTTCGCCATAATTTAATGCCCCTCTACCGGGCAATGTTAATGAAGTGTTGCCAGTTAAAGTATATTCAATTTGACCATCAGGAATACCAATTGAATATAAAGGATTGTTTGTAGATAATGTTCCAACAGTAGTTTGTGTTGCTACAATAGGAGAAGTATAAATTAAAGTAATACCATTATTTGTAAGAGTACCGTCTGCACTAGATAAGGCAGGAATTATACCGGTAACTGTAATATCAGTATTTGCACCAGCGTTTATTACCGATGCGATAGTGTAAACACCGTTACCTCCACCTGTGTTTCCAGCAACGGTAATAGATCCACCTACAACAAATTCCCCTTCGTGGTTTCCTGAAACTGTCCATGTACCACCAGCACCTACTATAACCGCGTTAATTGAATAGGTTGGTTCAAATGTCGAAGAAACTGTAACATAAGTTCCATTGTTGGAAGGAGTACCAGCAACAACGAATTGTCTACCAACAGCGAATACTGAAGATACGTCGGACGCAACTACAAAAGAATCTGAGTTGACATCCGCTCCTAGAATGGAGTACGATGTAGGATCTACAACTATGGCTGTTAGATTTGTAATAATATTACCAGTTGGAACGCCTTCTGAATCATCTATTGTAGAGCCTGATCTATATCCTGTTGGAACTACGTTTTCTACTGTAATTTCAGTATTACCAAGAAAAAACAAGGAAGACGCGGTAATCCAATATCCATCGTTGGAAACGGGTGCAATAGAACCAGAAATTTTGAAAATTCTACCAGAGGTGAAAATTGTGGTGTAATCTGCACCAGCAATTGTGAATTTTAAACTAAATGCGTTAATGTTAAAAATTGCACTTGCGCCTTGATATACAGACGACGCTGTGGTGTATGAACCGTTGTTACCAGCTAGTGAGTTAATTACATCAAAAGCAAAACCAGGAAGAAATCTAGATGTAAAATCAGCAGAAACAGTAAAGAGTTCAGCAACATTATCAGCAGAAACTAATGGAACCAAGTTTACACTATTTGGCCCTTCGGTTTCTATAGCATTTATTGTAAACGTTCCATTTACTGGATCGGTAAAGTCAATTATGTATTCACCTGCCATATTTAGCCTCTAAACACCATGAATTCAAGTTTTGCCGAGATTGGTGGCGTATATGTAAATGTAATAGCATGAGAATTGTCTGTAAAAATTGATGTTTCTTCGACGAAATCATCTACTATATATTGTTTTAATCCATTTGCAAAAGGCCATACTCTGTTGTTATTCACTTTATAAACCGGTACTTTAAAAGTTCTTAATAGGATTGTTCCGTCTCCTGCAACAGTAACTGGAATGGTTTCATTTACGATAATAGTTGTAGTTCCTAATGCAAACGTTGCCGAGAAGACTGTATAAATTCCGTTTCCGCCAACTCCAGTATCTCCACCAACTTCAAATTCCACGGATACATTATTATCAAAATCAAATATATCAGTAACGTCTCCAGCAACTGTCCAAGCTCCTACTCCTGGCCCACCTGCAATGAACCCACTAATTGTATAACTTGTTACGGTTACAACATCTCTATTGATAAGCGCATCGGTCCATGCTTTTGTGACTAATTCATTAGTATTTGTTGGAGTTGGGATGAAATACACATCACCAGATCCAACTAAGACTGGTGGAATAGATTGTAGAACATTAATTGTAATAGTCGTAGTATCTAGCGGCGTGGTGCCTGTTGCTGAAGAAGAAGCAACAGTATATGTAACATTCAAGGTACCAGATAATGTACCATCCGCAGTAGCACCGCCTGGAATTGTGCCTGTAACAACAATGTTTGTATTAGGACCAGCATTTGCTACTGAAAATATAGTATATGTGCCGTTGCCTGTGCCTGTGTTACCAGTTACTGTGATTTGATCACCAACAACAAATTCAACAGCATGGTTGCCGGAAATAGTCCAAGTTCCACCCAATCCAGTTATAACAGCATTAATTGTATAATTTGCTACTAAATTTTCTACTTGAAAACTGAATCCTGGATTTGAACCTGCAGGTCCAATAAACACTCCTGTGAAATCTCCACCTAATATTGTGAAACTTCCACCCAAACCAGCCACAAATGCAGTTATTGGTCTTACGAATTGGGAGGTTGGAGGAGTTGTACCAATAAACGTTGGAAGAATAGTCACTCCGCTAGGAGCTTGGTTATTTCGTGGAGGATAAATTTGTTCGTCATCATCAAATAAATCATTAAAAATTTCCGTAACTGGTAAAGAAACTGCCCCACCAAATACACCATAATAATATTCAGTTTGACTACTCGTTGCTGCTGTAAAAGTTAATGTAGCGTTAAATGCAGGCCCAGCAGTTTGTGTTAATGATATTGTAGAAGTAGGAATAGTATAATTAAATGCACTAACCGAAGAACCAGCACCAGCAGCCGCAGCATCTACGTATGTTTTATTTGCAGCATGAGTTCCTATAGTTGGGGCATTTGGCAATATTACTTGAACACCTGCGCCAGACATTGTCAAACTACCAGTCATGGTATCGCCAGCTTTCAATACTCTCAACGCATCAGCGGCATCTACGTATGTTTTATTTGCAGCATGGGTTCCTAGAGTTGGAGCATTCGGCAATATTACTTGAATACCTGCGCCAGACATTGTCAAACTACCAGTCATGGTATCGCCAATTTTGGAAACTTTTGTTGCCAATCCTGTTGATACAGCAGATGCAATCTCAGTGTCAACGTATTGTTTTGGAGCAGCACCTAATGCAGACGATGGGTTACCATTTAAAACAAGTTGACCTGTCATCGGCGAAACGCCATTAGCAAGTATTACATTAGTTGATCCAGATGCAGTTGATCCAGAAAAAACCGTTAATTCATCAGTTGCTGGATCGTATTGAAATTGACCAATAACAGGAGTTGTTGGAGTTGGAGCATAAAATACTTTACCTGTCGTACTAGCCGCTGCAAGAACAGAAGAAACTACTATCGAAGTTTCGTCAGAAAGGCTTGCATAAGAGGACGATACTATTGTATACGATCCATCATTACCAAATAGTGCGTCTTTTACTGTTATCACATCTCCATTGGAAACATTTTGTTTATGTTCAACTACTATAATTGTTTGTCCTGCGATGGGTAAATTTAGTGAAATAGAAACAATATTAAAAGTATAAAGAGATGGAGTAATAACCGCTACCCAGTTATTTAACAGATCGAAACCAATAAATGTATTGTAATTGTTATCAAACCATACTTGACCTTGAATTGGATTAACAGGAGGAGTTGGACCGGCGAAATGCTCGATCATGTTAACCATGTTTTCTTGAATTCTTTCTCCGTAATTATCTACACCTTTGCCATATAGCAGAACCGATGTATTAGCAGCAGTAGCATTTGGGTCGAGTGTATTTGATATAGGAGAATCGGTACCGTTTGTTCTATACGCTGGAATAGCAAATGCTGGTTTTAATGGGTCCGTAAAATTTATTATATAAGTTGGATTTGGTAACGGCACAATATTTCCCTTAGCGTTTAATTATTTTTTTCGTAACAATATACGGTTGCATAATGTTCATTGCAGAATTTCCGCCTGTTGATGATGTTGTAGATGTGACAGGACTAAACATTGTGTTTGGTACATCATCGTCAGCGTCTGCGGTAAATGTTCCACCATTTCTTACATATGGATGAGTATGTGCTAAAAGTTCACTAGAACTCATTGCATGAATTTCTTCACCACCAGTTGTTCCAAGAGTTCGAGTTGTGCCTGTATATGTTATTACAGATGAACCAGCCCCAGGTGTTAATGCAATAAAGGTACCATTTTGTGCGTTTGCTAATGATGATGCTAATCTTATTGCAGTTGTGCTTACACGAATAATATAAAAAGATCCTGTTACTGTAATACCAGTTCCTGCTATCGAAACTAACATTCCTGTTATCCAACGATCATCGTTAGATGTTACCGTTATAATATTTGCTGCTACAGCAGTAAAACTGAAAGTTTCCGTTTGTACTGGAGCACCTGTATCAATAGTTGTTCTTCCGTTAGTATTTGGAACACTGAATGAAGCGCCGGAACCACCAAAAGTATACCCAATTACAGCAAAAAGATTTGGGTCTCCCGCTACGGGATATGATGCTCCATCAGTAAAGTACCAGCCACTTGGAGCAACACTTCCTCCAAAATCAATAATTCCCCCAACTGGAAATGCGGCTGCAGCCGCAGCATCTACATACGTTTTATTAGCTGCGTGGGTTCCTAGAGTTGGAGCGTTTGGCAATATTACCTGAACGCCTCCACCAGACATTGTTAAACTGCCAGTCATGGTATCGCCGGCTTTCAATACTCTCAATCCATCTTCTGTGTCTACATACGTTTTATTAGCTGCGTGGGTTCCTAGAGTTGGAGCGTTTGGCAATATTACCTGAACGCCTCCACCAGACATTGTTAAACTGCCAGTCATGGTATCGCCGGTTATATTAACATATCTACCATCAGCGAATTGACGATTAACTGCGCCAGTCGCAGTTGTTGGATCGGCAAGATTAATGATCTTAAATCCATTCATATTAAGATCACCATTTCCTAGAAAAACAGGAATCCAGTCTGATCCATCCCATGCATACATTGAATCACTAACAAAATCATAGTAAATTTGCCCTAACGCTGGACTCAGCGGTAATGGAGAAAATTGAACAAATCCACCAGCCGTTTGTGTTGCTGGAACTACTTCATTGGTTGTAATACTTGTAGTATCCGAGATTCCGTTATATGTAAAAGTAGCTACTGTATAAGTCCCATCATTTAAACCTCCGCCTGGAGTTCCATCTACTTTAAATGGAATTGGTGGAATAATTAAACCGACTGCGCTCTGACTTGCAGGAATTAAAACTGTAACCATAATTAATGTGTTTGTACCATCGAAGGACGGTGCTGGTGAAGCATTTACTGTGTATGTGCCGTCGTTTGATGGGGTTCCAGAAACAACAAAATTTGAACCTGGAAGAAATATTAATTTTTGATTACCAGAAACTGAGAAATATCCAATTCCTGCTAAACCACCGAGGGCTGTTACTATGTTTGTTGTCAATAAATTAGTTAAGTTGCCACTAACCAGAAAATTGTTTACAGGAGTCATGGTTGAGGATTGGATCGGGAATTCAAAGAATTCAGTTCCGCCTGTGGATACTACCCATTCTTCATTTTTATTGTATACTTTTATTGTATTCTGAGAAGAATCAAACCATAGTTGACCTACAGTTGGATTTACTGGTTCTATTCCATCACTTGCAAAATTTTCAAGCAAGTGGACAAAATCGATGCCAATTAATTGTCCGTACCGAAGGGCACCTTGACCAAAAAGAGTTAAACTTGTATGTGATTTACTAGGTTGAGGAGGAAGCGCGGTCAATTGACCTGGACCGTCAAAATCTCCTGGATTAATTGAAAAAGAAGATTTTCCAGGTAACGTTGGGTCTGTGAATTCTATAGTGTAAATGGATGACATAACTAGGTATACTCCGAATCTATTGATTAGAGTATTTATTCTAACCTAGTCAAATATTTAATTCACGAACTTTAGTGTCCATCCAACTGACAATTGTAGGATTTTGAGAAAATTTGTATTCCCAATATTTAGGTTTTATGAGGTATGTGAACTGGTTTCGTTCATCTTCATCAAGACTTATTAGATATTGTTTAAATTTCTTGCTTCTTAGAAGTACCCACGGGGTAAATTTTCTTTCTCGAATAAATTGCATAATATCTCCAGGTTGAAGCTGGTCGAATGTATCTTCAACCTTACATTCCATTACTTTAGCAATTTGTTGAATGAATGTAAATGTTTTTTCGGCTAATTCTTTAGGAGAAGTATTGTGATCTAGATATTCTAGGTATTGTGAATATACTTCATCATTTGTCCAAAGGGATGGCTGATATTTTTTATCTTTGGTCATTCTGACAAAAGCGTCTATATCAATTAAATTAACCCTTTCCGCAAATTCTGCAAAGCGCATAAAGGTACGAAAAAATCGTTTTGAACTGACAAATTGTTCAATATTAGTAACACTTTTTTTATGAACTTTCATCCACTTCTGATAGTATAACCACGCAGCTTGACCAATGGGAGTTCTTATTTCATCAGAACGTTGCATCATTTCACATTTATGTTTTATGAATGCGTTTTCATACACAAAAGTCTTATCACAGTATGTGCATTGAAAGTTGGGAGTGGTATTCATATTATTAATTTTTTGAACTCGGTTTTAATTTTACTTATTTCGTCTTTTTCATATCCCAAAAATTCTGCGTGCTCTATTATATCATTTACATTAAAGATACTAATAACGTCTAATGCTTCTTTTGTGGTATATGAAAAAACTTGTTTAAGAACTCCAATAGAAACTGGCATCGAAGGTATAGCTTTGCCTTTAGCTTTCTTCCAAACATATTTTTTAAACTTACCGTCTGTACAGACGGTCATTAACATATATAAAAGTTCCTTGTGTTTGGCTAGATCAAATACAAATGGATTTACAATTTCATTCAAGAAAACTAGTTGTCCAATGTCGTTGGTTCCTGATAACCAGCGTGTTATGATTAGAGGAACAAATTCTTTTTGTTCTTCTTCAGATAACTCTCTATAGTAAGTGATCTTTTTTTTGTTTATGGCATCAAGAAGTTTAAACAAATCAAGTTTTCTTTCTGTTGGCATAATCCGCTATCCATTTGAAGTAGTGTCCATATCATTATTACTAAATTCAATTGGACGTAACAGTTTTGAACAAAATTTGCATTCTATAAAAAATCCTTCGTTTCCTTCCTTGTAAACTAATAGATCAAATGGATGAATACAATCATGAACCATGTCTTGCCTAAGAATTTCGATATCATCTTTGATTGGTTGCATAGAAGTAAATATTTCTAAAATTTTGTCTTCTAATGGTCGTAGTTGTTTAACTAAAGCTTCCATATTAGCACGTTTACGCTGCCAGGAAGTTTTTTCGGGGCGTGATGCATGATTAGCGATTTGTTCTAAAATTCGACGAGACTTAATCTGTTCTTCAGTTTCGTTCTCTGGTTTACGCATTCTTGCCATTAATTTCGTCTCCAATTATGATACTACGACTTCTTCCTTAGTTTCAATCCATAAAACAGCACCACACGATAAAGGTTTTTCTGGTCGATACACGACTTCACAAACAACTTTCTTACCCACAATAACAGATACGTGGTGTCCTGTTTTATTATCTTTGCTGGTTTTAACTGAAATTACAGGATCACACGTTCCATATTTTTTATTTTTGGCTATAGCATGTCGATTTACGTGTATTCTTTTTATAGTCATTTTCATTCCTTATGATAACATAAAATTGTCCCATATATCTGAATATGGGGGTGATACTTCATCAATCGTTTCTTTTATATTTGGTATAAATGGTTTTGCTATTTCTACGAATTCTTTTTTTGTGATAGTTTCGTTTTTTAGAAGTTTACACACTATTATTTTAAATAGTTCAATGTAATCTCGGATAATTTTTTCGGCAATATTTCGTTGGGTTTTAACTAGTTCTTCAATATCATAATCATAATCTTTATAATTTGATGGTGCCCATTCTGTATTTCCTTCGCATCTAATCTGAGCAACATTATTAGCAAAACACCAATATTTTATGTATTTCGCTGCCATCTCTGTTGCTAAAGTTAAGTCGCTCACAGAGCCGTTAGTTTTGTAATCTTTTCCAAAAATAATTTCTTCAGCTACACCGCCACCCAAACCCTCTGAAATAATATTTTCCACCGTTTTTTTATCTAGTACATCCTGATCATCGAAGGTGCTAAAACCACCCTTGAATGATACTAAATTTATTTTTATTTCTTTTGGAGCGCACCCACGTAATACTGCGTATACCAAAGAATGACCAGCCTCATGAACCGCAACTAAAGTATTAAAATCTTCAGTGTTTCGTTCGCGCTGTGCGCGTATATCTAATAAAACTGGAATACTCTTAGAAAATTCTCCATATGTTCCGGTTAATACGCTTTGAGATTCATCAATAGTTATATGTAACTGTGGAATGTTATTTTCAATCGCCCAAATAGACAAATCAACCATCGGAGAACTTAGAATCTGGTGAACAGACGAAAAAACTGGTCTTGTACCTTGAGTCGGATATACAGCATTTTTATAAATTTCTGTATATGTAGAATTATCGTATGTAAATGGTACTCCAATCTTTTCTAATAATTTTTCTGAATAACGATCCGAAGTGGTTTTAACAATTTTTTCATAACTTTCTCTTGAAAGAGATGGGTAAATTATATGGGTATTACCCATTCGCGCAATTTGCTCGGGGCGAAATCGTTCTTGAAGCGCTCGTTTAATATCTATGACTGATAATTTTTTGGTTTGTTCATGAAAGATATCTGCATCTGTATCACAGTCTTCTAATGCAGAACTAGCCATTTTAAATGCTTCGTCCAAATTACCACAAATAAAAATTAAACATTTAGAATAATCAAATTCACCAGAAATACGTTTATTAAGAGCTTCCTGACAAAGATAATTAATCTTCTGAATATCCCAAGTCATAATTTCTGATACTGGTTCTTTTAATTTTAATAGTTTTTTGTAATCCAGAGCTTGCCATGGATTCATACCAAATTTTTTAATATGTATAGTTTGATTCTGTGTTTTATTATCTCTTCTTTTTGTTCTTTCTGATTCTTTTTCATATACTACTTCTCTTTCTTCATCTTCCTCACTTTTCTTTCTATCATCATTGTAAGCATCATTCAAAAGTTCTCGTTGAATTTTTGTGTATAAAGAATAGTCAGATGCAAATTTTCCGTCACTTAACAGCATCCAAACATCTTGGAAACGTTTAACCTCTAATTCTTTACATTCGCCTTTTCCATTCATTTCTATTGTTCTAAAGCGCTGGAATTCATCTAAAAGAATAATACCTGGGCTTCCTTCGTCAATCGAAGAAGTCTGTAAAATTTCACAAACGGAATCTTGAAAATATCCGCCATTACTAAATCCATCCATTTGAATTTCAACAAATCTATCTTGAAAAGTTAGTTTTTTGACTAACTTGCGAACAAGATCTGTTTTACCAACACCAGTAAGACCCCAAAGATTAATGATAACAGGAAATACTAAGGCTTCTGGTAGTAAGTACCACGTCTGAACTGAATTGATAATTCTATCAATAACATTATCTAATCCAAAAAATTCAGATTTAAGCTCATCACCAATGGATAAAAGCTTAACACGCCGTGATTTAATTAATTCAATAGTTTCTGTTTTATTCATTATTTTTATCCAATTATTTGTTGTAGTCTAATAATACAAGCTGAAAAATTTATTGCTGGATCGGCTACGCTGGTATTTCTATATAAGTATTCAGCGATGGTAACAATTCCCTCTTCCCATTTGTTAGAGGTTTTAAATCCTGGAGCTTTATTAAGATTTTCATATAAAAATCTATACACTTCGTCCCATTCTTCAGTTGCTACGTTTTCACAAAGATGATTACGTAATTCAACCCATTTACCTTCTTCTAGATATTGGAACATTGTAAGCCTATAATCACTATCGGCTCTTTCAGCAGATGGTTCTACGAGTATGCCAGTTATCGAATGTTGTTGCAATAAAACGATTAGTTTACGAATATCTGGATATGCTAAATTAACATATTTGTCCAATAAAGGCAAATCAAATTTTATGCCTTCTTGTAGTAAAATATTTGCTGCAAGATCAGTTACATCATTTTTATCATGCGCCTTAAAACGATATTGTTGTAGTCTAGATTTAACCGCTGGAATTATTTTATATTCATAGTTACAGGTCAAGATAAAACGCGAGGTTCCTGTGGAAATGCTTTGGTCTAATAAATTTCTCAAAACACCTTGACCAGCTAAGGAAATTAGGTCAGCTTCATCTAGTAATACAACTTTATAATCTCCAATAGGATATGAACCAATAAAATCCTTAATTTTTTCTCGCATTACATCAACAGAATTTTCTTGTGATGCCTTAACAAATAGGAAATCGATTGGATCGATATTAAGTTCGTTAACTAGAATTAACGCGAGACTTGTTTTACCGGTTCCTTGCACTCCGCTTAATAATAAATTTCCTGGTAATTGCGCGTTATCTATAATCTTGCGGAAGATATTTCTATCTTGAGGAGTTTGAAAAATGTATTCCGAGAGGGTTTTTGGTTGATATTTTTTATCCCATGGTTGTTTTAATTCAGACATATCTTCCTCTTTTAGTTAGTCTGAGGATAATACCAAGGATTTTGACAGAAGTCAATCGTTACTTATTAAGAAAAGACACACAAGTTAATAATATTTTGTAATTATCTTTTGGAAAGATAATTCTCAAGTTTTGCTTTTATTTGAAGCTGTTTTATTGATAATTTTTCTTTTTTATTTAAAGCATCCAACGCTAACTGCATTTGGTTGGTTCCTGGCGGAGCTTCACCGCTAAAAACATTTGTGTGTTCTTCATCAATTTCTGGTTCTGCTTCTGGTTCTTTTATGGCAGGCATAGGTGATATGTTCATAGATTCTGGAAGCCATTTTTTAGCATCGAATTTATTATTTGAGTCTTCTTCTGTCGCTAAGTCTTTATTTTTCGGTTTATATTTTTCTCTATCTCGTATAGCAATGTTAGTTGCTATTGTCAATAATATAGCTAAAGGATCAAATACCGCAATGATTAATAAAACAAGATAGTTTGTTGCTTGGTCTATTCCTAAATTCAATGCTTTTGCGATGTATATAATTGGCCCTACGTCCGCTTCAGATTGTAATACTTCTGTTTTTAAATCTAGGATTTTTTTGTCTATTTCATCAATTCGTATAGTTAAATCTCTTTGTTCCTGTTTAAATTTACTAATCAACCGTTCTCTTCCTTTTATGAAATTAGGAGGAAGTTGAGAGATTTGTTTATCTATATCATTTTTTCTTTCTATCCTTCTATCTTTTTCAGCTAAAAGCAAATCTACTTGTTGAGCTTTCTGTTTGAAGGGAAGGGCATCTATTTGATAACTAGAACTTAAGTATGCATAATGTCCCGTTGCTGTTATACCCATCAAAACTAAAGTAATGACAATAAACGGAGTAAACAACGTTACTTTTACTAACCGCGTGACTTTATTCCAAAATCTATATAGAAACGAAACCCCAATAAGTTTACCGTATTCTAATGCTATTCCCATAGCTATAACAGCCCAAAATTTACCATGAAAGGTATGAGCTAATCCCCAAATACTAAAAAACCCAGACGTTGTGGCGAGTAATATAGCACCTAACGCTAAGAGTAGAATAAACTTCATTTTGTTTTGTAATTATGCAGTCGTTGATTCTTCTTCAATACCCACAATTGAATCATAATTTGTACGCCAAATTTTGATTCCATCATAATCAACGCCAGTAGTCCATTTCATGGCTTCGATTAAAACATTCATTTTAGGTTTGATGAGTTCATCAACATCAGCACCAACAGCAACAACTTTACCCCAACGACATTGTGTGATATTGGAGTCTACATTTTTTGGTACAATTAGTCCACCAGATGTTTTTTCGTAAAACCATCCACCAGACACATCGTCAAGGAATACAAAAAGTATACTTTTTCCGACTGGTTTAAGCATTTGATTTATCTTTTTTTAAAATTTTTCTTACTGGTTCTGCCGGTACATCCTCGTTTTTCATAGCAGCAGTTAAAACTTCTTTGCTTTCTGCAACGATACGCGCAGCGGCTTGTTTATCAGCTATAAAATTCTCATTACGTACTAAAACTTTAGAAGGTTTACCTACTGGAGTTAAAGCCGCTTGTTCTTGTTCATTTTTGATTCGAAGTAATCCAAAATCAACTATTTCACCTCTTGCTGATCTTACTACATTCATTTAATTCTCCTTTGGTTGTATCTTTATTTATTTGGTTTTAAAAAGTCAGTAATATCAAGTTCCCATTTAACGCTATCTATATCATGCACTTCTAGCACGTAAAGAACGTATGAAGAAACGCTACTACCTCTACCAACACCCCATACAATGTTATTTTCCTTAAAAGTATCTATAACGTAGATCATTACACTTAACACGTTCAATAAATTATATTCAAAATAAAGCTCTAATTCGTTAGCTAATCTTAAAAGTCTAATTTCACGTTCTACCTTAGATAGTTTTTCTTCGGTGGCTAAAATATTAAATTTATTAATAACATACTCAACAATATCTAATGTCTTATACTTTTCTGGAATATTCCAGTTAAAATCATATGAAATATTAACGGGCTTTTTCACTTTAATACGATTGGCGATAGGTACTAATTTATTAAAAGTTTCTATATCTGGAGTCATTTCTTCTACAAAAACATCCTTAATAGATATCCCGTTTTCAAGCCTTTTTTCTATATATTTTGGCTCTACAGTTTCGGTACCATCGTACCAAAGGTTCCGTCCATTTAATTTGGTAAGCATTAAAGAAAACTCGATTTATACGGTCCTGTCGCTGTATCAATATGGGGAGTTTTTACCGATTCAATTGGAATTGCGTTTCTTGGATCTAAATTACTAATCGTTGCAGGCATGTTTGGTGTTATGACCTGAGTCTCCGCTAATGATGATACACCGATTGGTGGTACGAGGTATGGCGGTGGTTGATGTGATACTTCTGGTTCATTTACATATTGTCTAAGCACAGGGGATGTATGTACATGGTTTGATTGCCATGCGGGTAGTGGGTGAACCGGCATTGTAACTTTATTTAATGCATTCTCTATTGTTACAATAATTTGACGTTCGAGTTGAGTTTCGAAATCTTCTAACGATTGAATTTTTAATTTAATTTTTTTCCATTGATTAAGATCTGGAGCCCAATCTTCTGGTTGAATGTCGGATAATCCATCTAACCATGCTTTAAATTCTGGAATTGTTAATTTTTTCTGGTTACTTATTACTTCTGTCATATTACATATCCTTATTACATTATGTCATATTTAGTATGTTGAAATTCGGGTGTTCATACCAATAATATATTTTATAAAATATCTCCAACAATTTTATCTTTTAAGAATTTATTAAATGTATCCGTAGGTGATACGTTCACCCAATGATCCGCAGATATAGGATGACAAAGCATTTGGTGCTTATTTAATAACGGTCCAATATTTTTAAATCGGTTATTATAGTTAACTACAAGCACATTTCCAGGTAATGCTTTTTGAATTTTTGGACCAGAAACTAAAGCATTAAATTCTCGTCCTGGTAAATCTTCGACACAAACTGTATCTAATTGCATGGTTTCTATGTCATAAACAAGCATATACCAAGTTGCCGGTAGCATAAATTGGAAACCGTATATAGATATCATCATCGATGGAGCAGTAATTTCTTCCAAAATTGTAATAGGCGCTAATGTAAAATCCATCATATTTAAATCTAGAATCCACATATGTTGTGTAATAAGTGGAGTATAGATAGAATCTACAAGAATAGGATTTGAATGGTCGTCAAAGATTAGCATTTTGTTCTCTATATTCTACGCTATATTTTTTGTATGGGTATTTTGCTTTTTTATAATATTTAATTCTTTTTTGTAAGTGTTCTCTAGAATACCTCAAATTTCCACAGATGTCAACGACATCAACATGATCTTTATCTCTTCCTTTACGCAATCCTCTCCCAATTGATTGAATGGTTCGTATAAACGATTTACCACCATCTATATAGACCAAATTAAAAATTCTATCAATGTCTATACCTACTCCAGCAATCTGAACTGTAGCTATAATTAAAAGATTATCATTGTTCTCAAACAGATCATATACTTCTTCTCTTAATTTAGTATTATCTTTTCCGTAAATGAATATTGCTTCTGGTAAAAGTTTAGTTAATTTTTTGCCGATGGGTATGTTTCCAACCAAACACAAAACATTTCCTTTTTTATTAATTGATTTCTCTCGAAGAAATTCTGCGATCCATTCTAATCGCGGTTTTATTTTCGATATGTAATCTTTCTCTAAGTCATAATCGATTTTGAATCCTTTATCTACTAATGGTAATACGTGGGGCTCATCATCTAGTTGCATTATGCTGATATTAAGTTTAGCTAACCAGCCTTGGTCAATCAACACATATGCTGGAACTTCATATTTTGGTTCTCCTAAACAAACTTTAACAGAAAAACGATCTGCTTTACCAGTTGGAAGGGTGGCAGTAAGACCAAACCTGTAAACTATATTATTTCCATGTTCAGTTAAAATCTTCTTCATAACTTCGGCTCGTGCCCCATGACATTCGTCAACAATCAGTACATCAAAATCTTTCACTACGTGCATTGCATTTTGTAACGCTTGCCACGTTGAAATTATGTGTTTATGATTTAAATCTTTATAATCACCTGAATATTCACCAACATCCAACTCTAAGTCTGCAAAATCTTTTTTAGTTTTTATTACCAACGAACCACTAGGAACTATAGTTATAGTACGTAGTCCTTTTCTTGCATATACTTCACAAAGGCACGCGTCAATTAAGGTTTTGCCCCCGCCAGTTCCAGCTATTATGATACCTTGTCCATCTTTTAGAACAGCATTAATTGATTCGACTTGAAACGATCTTAATTTCCACGGTTCTCCGGTTTTTTTGTTTATAACATGAGAGAAGTAATTTTCGTCAATTAAATCTACGTCTACGATTTTACCAGTTCTACGATCATCCAATTCCATTTTATAACCGAATCCTTCAATTTTCGGAATTATTTCTGGAAGTAGAAAGACATATGTTTTAGCGATGTCAGAGAAAAAATGAACTTTCCCATCCCACTTACCAAGTTGATATGCGGCGGTGTGAAAATAGTACTCTGTTTTAATTGCATATTCTTTGTAGAAATACTCTACTGTATCTGGTTGTAGTCCAGAAATTATACAATTGACTTCATCCAAGATAATAATTTTTGCTTTCTTGGCAAATGTTGGTGCTATTATATTCATTATTGTTACAATGTATTGTCTTTTGCTTGTTCTATTATTAACCGAGTTAAATTGTTTAATACGTAGCCGCGCCCACGAAATGCATCCACGCCGGCATCATATTTTCCGTATAGTTCTTCAACTATACCATAAAGTTCTTTGATTGATAAGTACTCAGGATCAGCATTTATATAATGCTCTTTATCTTTTTGTTGAAGTAATTTTCTATTGTCTTCAGTTAATTTAACCCAAAGTTTACCGCGAACGCTACCAATAATATCCTCAAGATACTTAAGTATAGATCTTAGTTCAACACAGCGTTCGTTATAAAGATATAGCAATGAAGCTTGTTCAATATTTGCTTTGTCTATTGCTTTATTTTTTATACTCAAATCAGCTTTGAATGGTTTTAGGTAATCTTCGTATTCTTCTACCACTGTTATAATGTTATTAAAATTTTCTTTTATTGCGTCTAAAGCTTGACTCATTTTAATGTAATGTCCTTTTTTTAGAATATACTTCTCTTAAAACATCCGCTCCAGTTAATTCTGGAATATCTTCATTGTTTTTCGTTATGGGTACCATAGTAATCGCGTTTTCATCTCCTTCTATTGCTTGTCTAACTCGACTGGTTAAATTATTTCGTGCATCTGCTTCAGCAGCTTCTTTTTGAGCGCGATCTTCTCTGCTCGTTTTTTCAAGAAATGCTACAATAACTTCTGCGGAACCTTGTAGTATGATTGTCAAAGGAACACCTACACTAAACAAGGTAAAACCATTTCTTTGTTTAACGCGAGCAGAAAACATAATAGCGTCTTCATCAGAACTATGTTCCATTGCATGCCACTCAACATTGTCCACTTCTTCTTCCATAAATTGCAATATTGCATTAAATACGAATTGTATTTCTAATGCAATTGAATTTGTTGCATCTAAGTGAAACTTATCTCTTTGTACTAACATTTCGCGAATATCTTTCATTTTTTTACCTCCACGTAATGTTTATGTTGAACTATTATTTAGCTGTTCTTTTTGATATTTTGGAGTTTTAAATAATCCATAAACATTAACAAAAAATCCTATTTTTTCCAAGCCATATCTTGTAATTCTATTAGAAGGTCAGCGGCGTAGTTAATATCGACAGATCGTGGAAGAGAAGTTGTTTCATACGCAGACATAACTTTTTCCTGCATTCCTTCTGCGTATTCAACGATTTTGTCATAGGTCCATTCACCACGTCTAATAGCAAGTAATTCTTGTGCGTCTGGACGTTTTACCATTACTTCGTGCTCAGTCAAAGCTTCATATCCAATACGGAGCAATCTTACAAGGTGCATAGCATGTTTAGTATCATATCCAAATTTTTCTTCCAACTCTGAACGTTTGATATTACGATTTTTTTTCCAGGTCCAATAATTTTTCCAGTTTTCTTTTGCAGCGTTAAACTGATCTATATTGATTTTTACGATCAATTCAGGGGTAGAAATGGAGGTATCCCAAAACTCTTTTGGTTGTACTATTGGATTTCCATGAGTATCAAACCAATGTTTACCTGTAGATTGATAAAGCGCGTATATATTATTACCCAAATCACGTGCAAGAAAATCTACTAAAGGAACTTTTTTGTTCCATTCGTTTATATCTGTCATATTAAATATCACAGATAGAAAATCTTTTTGTTGAGGGAGTTCAACAGGAGCTACGTTATTAATCCACTTATTATGCCCCTTAATCCGCTTAATCTGACTAAGAGCATACCCAGTGAAAGTATATGCTAGTTTAGAGGATAAAAGATTATATCTATCAGAGCGTAATCGCTCGTATATTGGAGTGGAAAAAATAATGTCAGAAGGATGTGACCAAATCAATTCCAATATATTTGGATTTTGATCGACTAGCAATCGCATGTAATTAGTTAATTCGTACAGTGAAGTATCTTCTTTTTGTTGATCTTTAATTTCTTCGATCTTGAAAAATGGAGTTCTAATACAAATTTCAGGAGCAACAAAGATACCACGAGTGTCAAAATCACTCGTGGGAAGATTAGTTCCATATGCATGTGAGCCAGAAATAACTTCACAGATGAGCCCATCTTTCGCTAGTTGCTGACTGTCCATATTAAAAAACATCCTCTGAGTTAAAAAACGTCATTTCAAACATTGCATGAACCCAACTTGGAGGTCGATTTCTTGCAAAAATTACAATACCTATTGCATCGCGCCAACCTAATCTTTGCTTGGTTTCTTCCATTGATTTACCTGTAGTAATTACATCATCTATGATTAATCTAACACCTTCAATAGATTTATATTTTTCTAATGCTTTCGCCAGCCTATCGCCCCCACTAGAAATTCCGTGTACTGCACGGAATTTTCCTTTTTGGGAAATAATCCAGGCTAGAGTTTCAATATCTTCACAGGTGAGAGCGTCTGCTTCAATCTTATAATGAGCAGTACCTCCACTATGCATTAAAAAATCTTTCCTAACAAATAGTGAATCACGCATAATTACTCCTGTGGGTCAGAAGTTTCTATTGTAGCCTGTAATCGTTTCTCTTTCAACTCTTTTGTTGATTCAAATTGTGTTGGATCAACAAGTTCGGTTTCATCAGTTGGTACATTAAGATATTTTTTCTGGGTAACGTCTTCAGCCGTTTTTACCAATTCATCCGCATATTGAGAGAATTTAGATTCTTGGAATTTAATGTCAGTGTCAGGAATATTATACCAGCCACCTTTTTTATTAAGAACCCCCAATGCAACTAATGCTTTACTCAGGCCAGAATATGGATCTATGCCTGATTCATATGGAACTTCAATCTCAACTTTTTGAAATGGTCGAGTGAATCTAGTCTTAGGTGCAGTTGCAATCATTTTAATACCAATCACTTCCGAATCAACCCCTTCGCCTTGCTTTAATTTCAATTTCTTAAAAAGAACGATTTGAGACAAAGCATATTGAATTGCCGGCGTTATAATAACACCACTTTCTGCTGCTCCCATCAGAATATCAGCCTGTTTTGCTTGATAAACTTGTCCAGTAACTGCTAATGTAACATTGTATTGTTTAATTGCTTGAATGAATTGTCGAAGCATTCCTTTACCTGTCTTTGCACGTAGACCTTGATCACTACTAAGATCGCCTTTCTCAAAATCTTTAATTTCAGAATCGGTCGAAAGCATGTCTAAACTATCCAAAGCAATGAATACTTTTCGCGCACTTACGTCAGAACTACTGTATTCTTTTGCGTACCCGTCAAGAAAGGTTGATACAATTTTAATTACATTACCATAGGTTCGTACTTCTTTATATGAATAACTGTCTTTATCAAATGGATCAGCACCTACGTTAGACATATAATCATTATCAAGAGCGTGTTCTGAATCTATTACAAGACAGAACGCGCCTTCTTTTTGTGCTTCTTTTACCATATTACCAATCATATAACTTTTACCAGTACCAGAGCTACCAACGAAACCAATGGCTCTGCCTTGAGGCAACCCTTTATAAAAACTTCCTGAAATAATTTTATTTAATGCATAATTACCTGTAGAAAACCAATAACGAGGAGGTTCAGGTGATGAGTAGATACCTTCTTCCCCTGCAATAGCTTTTTCAAACTCTTTTAAGAATTTCATAAATCACCATAGAGTAAGGATGAGTGAGGGCACCTAACGGTGCCCTCATTTTGATTAAGCAGCAGTTTTTGCGGCTTGTTGTTGACGACGACGTGCAGCTAAACTAGCTAGAATCTTTTCAGCTTCTGGATCGCCACTAGAATTTCCAGCGGTTTCCTTAGCGGAGTGTGTTTCTGTGGTAGAAACCTGTGCCGCTTGTTTTGCTGAAGAAACTAACTGAGTTGGTGTTTCATCATCTCCAGTGTCATGATCTACGTCTGAATGTAGTTCTGTTGGAAGTGATTCACCTTTTAGAGAAGCTTCAAGCATTGCTTCGAGCTTGTCGTAATCTGGTCTTTGTGGAAGTAGAGTTGACAAATCAATTAGACTGCTTTCAACATGAGCAATTGTTTCGTCGTCTAAATCTGATGGGCCTGGGGCGAAACGACTCATATTATATGCACCAACCTTTTTCCCATCAGGAAGAACTTTTTCAGTCTTCAAAATAAAGAAGTTTGTTCCACCTTTATACAAAAATGGTGGTACTTTAAGAAACCTATTTTCGAACGTAATGTTCAAGACATCATAGATTTGATTACCAAGCCCAACGTAACGAGTTTTACCTTCGTGGGTTTGACCTGTATCTCTATCTGCTGGTAGTGGGTCTTTGAAAACCAAAACGTTACCAATATATTGAAGTTTTCGGTAATAAATTTTTCCAGTTACTTTATCGTCTTTTTCATAGTAAGCGGATGAAAGCTTACAAATTGGACATGGTTCATATTTACCCCATGTTTTAGGGCAAACCATTCCTTTTTTTTCACCATTGATAACCAAAGTATGCATTTTTTTCTCAATGAGGAATCCTCGTGGATTTTCGTCGTTTCTATCTGGGAGGAAACGAATTTCGGCAGAATCGCCGATGTTCATTTTATAGAATGGGTAGTAGTTGTTTTGTCCTGCTGAATTTTTGATCGGCTTGAATGCAGATCGAAGTTTGTCCATATCAATATTAGCCATGGTAATTTTCTCCTTTTTCTTGTTGTAATTGTAATTCACTTAATTATATAAGGTTGACTTTACGTCATTTGTATTTACGGTTGGAGTCCTTCACCTCAACCATCCATACTTTAACTAGCGTATATTACAGCTATATGCTTGTCAAGTGGATACAGTATTTATGTTGTTTGCACAGTTTTACCACGTATTAGAGACTTCAAATAACACCCAGCCATCTACCCATGTTGCAGAAGTTGTTGAGACTCTAGCAGCAAGTAATGTCTTTCCACCGATTGTAAATTCAGCGTCATCTGTGAAAAATGCATTGCCCATTCCAACTAATGAATACAACCCTGGCAATGTAGCTCTCCAGTAAGAACTGGCTGCTGGTTTTTCGGCAATTTCCAACGTTGAAAAGAAAAGTTTTCCATCTGGAATATGTGGGGCGGTGAATACTGTTGCGTTGCTTAATTTGCCTACCGAAGTAACTGCCATTTTATCACTTTCAAAAGGCACAAATCTTATTGCTTGTGACGTTCCTGTTTGATCTTGCTGGCGCGCAATGAACATTCCACCTGCTGCTGCGGGAGTCACAGTTGAAATCACTGCCTCGATTCCTGTGTTTATATAATTACCAGCAAACGTCGCGGCTATATTACCTAATACAATTGTATTAAATGCGTCTCCAGACTTCTTCGATGGTACGTCACCGAAACAACATAAAACAAATCCAGTTCCAGTAGTTGAACTTGTCTGCGCTCTAACCCAAAACCAGACAAATGTTGGCGTGACTATAATTCTCCAAGCGCCACCAGCGCCAGCCGCTGTCATGTTTTTATGCCACAAAACATGACCTGCACTTGATGCACCTTGCGCGGCTGATGGAAATGGACCGGTGCCGGCATCCACTGTAGTCATATTTTCATATGCTGTCACACGAGCAGATCCACCTACGGGCGCATCTAATCCAGTATCATCAACTCTTAAATAAAATTGATTACCTGATGGTGGACGATAAACAGCTTTATTCGCAGCAGAGAAAGATTTTGTCCAGCCGGAAACAACTAGAGTTGCGTCCAGGACAGTAATCAAACTTCCAGCGGTGCCCGTTAACTGAGGGGCACCAGGATCTTGGAATGTATAAACATCTACGCTCATATTGGCAGGGCCTTGTTGTAGGTTGTTGTACTTATAACTAGTGTAACCGTTGGAAAAGATTGGTAAGACCAATAAGATGAAGGAAGAGGTAGCTTCAAATTATAATAGAAATTACCGGGTGGTTTTAATTGTGCTATCGCGCCGAGTGCTGCCATGATTTTTCCTTAGAATCCAAACATTAAAAAATAACTACTTTGTTGTGCATTTAATATGCCGTCTATGTTATATTCAGCCGCTAAGCCTTGTTCTACACCAAATCCACTTCTTGTATCCAAATATATGTATTTTTTCCCTGCTTGAGGTAGACCAACTGAATTATCAAACTGAAATTTAGTCCCTTGAGAAAGTGGTGCAAAGTTCATTGCTGCTAATGATCCAGGCAAAGTACCTCTCAATATTCTAGTAGGTGTAGCTTGTACAATCCAGAATGGACAAAATGTAAGACCACCAGTTATTCTATTTGGTGTGGTTGGGCCAAGAAATGGATTAGCTCCACCACTTGTTCCGTCTGTTCCCACTTGATAAGCAAAATGTTTACTGACTTCCACCGAAGTTCCACCTGCGTATGGTTGGTTTATCCAATGTCCAGGTGATGTTGCACTGTTACTAACCGAAGTGCAGCTAGGAACATTTGAACCTCCTGTTGATATGGATACTGCATTTGCAATTAACATTGTATTACCAACGCCGCCATAAGATGCAACATCACCAAAGAACCAAGCTGTATTTGCTTGACTAGCAGTTTCTTTTAATGTTAATTGGTTCCAAAAATAAAAATATGTGCTTGTCCCAACTACTATCCATTTTCTTGCAGTTGCCGCAGTTGCGCCATCGGTTTTATTTGCAATGCCACCATTCGCGGACTGCGCGACAGTAGGAAACGGATTTGTGCCAGTATTGACATCTGACATTGTAGTAAAACCACGTAATTTGGTGGTTGTTGTTGCGGAATCATCGACTCTAAGATATACTCCACTTCCTGCCGACATTAGATAAGCCGCCAGATCGGCACCAGAAAACGCCTTGGTCCAACCAAGCGAAGTTCTTGATCCATAACCATTCACCAGACATGCATCTAACACGCCAATTAGAGCAGATGCAGTTCCGTTAAGAACTGGTGCGCCTGTGTCGGTTGAGCTATAGAGTTGTATTGTCATATTAGTTACCAAGTGCTCGAAGTTTCGATTGCTACCAAAGCAATATTATTTAATTTAAAAAATTCAAAAGACTTACCCGCTAAATCACCCACGCCAGTAAATGTGTCTGCGTGCAAGAAATAATTTAAAGCTGAAGCTTCTGTGGACCATGATCCAGGTAAAGTTCCCCTTACCGTGGAATATCTTGATCCATCCCCGACACCCGGATCATATCTTTCTAATAATAGAATTGGGCTTAAAAATAAATTTGATGTACTTGGATCGGGGTAAGATATTCCAAAGTTTGCGGTATTTCCAGCACTGATAACGTTAATCTGATCCGCGCCTGTGTCCTTCCCTCGCGCTGGAGCAATAGGATTGTAATCAAAGAAAGATGCCGCTGGAATACTTGACGACGTATCAACCACATTTGTTGATGCGGTTATATTTAGGAATTCTGAAGAAACTGATACAACAAAAGCGGAGGTACTTGTTGTTCCTATTAAAATACAATTATTAGTTTCGTCATCTTTTGTTGAAACGAAATCTCCAAAATAATATAATTGAGTACTGTTTACAGAACCCCACTGGACATACATATAAAAACCTTTGTTTGTTGCTATAACCGTCCAAGGAACAAATCCCACTAGTTGCGTATATGAAACTGTGACTCCAGATTGGGGTGCTGCTGTTGGTAATGAAACTGTTACATTAAATGGATCGATAAAAGAAAGAACAGTGCCTGTTGGCGCACACGAAGGACATGTTAAAGTTGTTCCTTCCATCAACACTCCTTGGATTCTAGTTGTACTTGTTAAAGTCGTGCTAAATGCACCATATGATGCAGTAAATGAGCCCGGTTGAGAAAATGAGCCTGAAACACCCGCCGATGCTTTTCTAAAATAAATTGGAGTCAAATTCCCAACGACGCCCGGTGAGCTTGTGTTATTAGTAGCAGGAACATAACTTTTTACGAATGGAAATGGCTCAGTTCCACTTGTATAACTTGACATTGATTTATAAGCAGTTACTATAGCGGCATTTCCAACTGAAAAATTACCACTTCCTGGGGGAGATAATGAATTAAATTCATCATCGACTTTTAGGTAATACATATTACCAGCACCTTGACGATATACTGCTCCTACGAATCCGTAAGGCACACTACCGTCAGCCTTAAAATACGGTCTTGTCCAACCTGAACTTAACAAGCAATAATCAAGAACTTCAATTAAGCTTCCGGGTTGGCTAGATAATTTTGGTGCGCCGCCATCTGTTGATCTATAAACTGTAGTTGTCATAAGTTACCACGTATTTGATGTTTCGAATAAAATCCATTTCTTTGCTAAAGCACCTTGCCCAACTGGTCTAGCTTCGAATGTCTTCCCAGGTAAATTGTTTATTCCTGTAATTGTTTGTCCTGCACTTAAAAATGAATTTCCATTATGGCAAGGCACTACCATTCCTGGCAGAATTCCTCTAATATATCCATGATTAGTTGATGATGTCGATCTTGCATATTTTGGAGATTCGATAACATTAATGTTGGTTACATATAATTTATCATCTGGAGTGTTCGGGTAAACCAACCCTCCGTTACCATAGTTAGTGCCACTTAAAAAATATGACTCGGAAATTAATCCATTAGATGCAGTTCCTGGCATTTGTAATAGATTTCTCAAACAAAACGCAACTGGTGATGAAACAATATATGAAGTGCTTAAGGTTAAATTAACAGAGTCTGGAGTGCTAGTGAAGAATTGGCCAGTTATAATTGTATTATATTTGTCATTTGCCATTGTTGGTGTAAAATCACCAAAAAATTGATTTTGAATGGTAACTCCTCCCCCATCGATAGTTTGAATATAAATCCAGAAAAAACTTGATGTAGCTATAATAATCCATGGACGAGCAGTTCCAGGTGTTGCATTACTTTTTATCCAAAACAAATAAGAATTTCCGCTGGCTCCTAATGGATTCCCAGGAAATTCTTCAACTAATGTATTGATATCTGTAAATCTTAAACATCCAGAAACTCTTGCATTTTGTCCCGCTGTAGCATCAGCACCAGAATCATCGACTTTCAAAAAGCGTTGATTGCTACCGATTCCTTGTTTATAAATTCGTTTGTTAGTTGCGGTAGCTGCAACCGACCATCCAGCAGGAAGTTGTGAGCCATATCCTAAAACTAAACAAGCATCTAAAACTGTGACTAGAGAGCCAGCGGAACCATTTAATACTGGCGCACTAATATCAGTTGAACGATATACTGTAACAGTCATATTAAACGAATCCTGTTACTAAAGCCACCACGTCATATTTGTTTGCTGATAGGTTAAACACAAATCCAAGTCTATCCATAGCGGTTGGAGTAGAACTTGGTGCATATGCTATAATATCTGAACCAAATCTTACTTCAGACGTAAACACTACTGAACGTCCTCCTGTTCCATCTTGGGTCAATTCAAGCATACATCGTTGACCATCATAAGCACCCGAATTAGTAATTTGAATGTTTCCAGTGAGGGTTATTCTTATTATGTCAGCTACTGACCAATCAATAGTTACCATTGCTGCATAAGGAACAGATACAATTCTTGGGCGATGTGGTTCATTAACCCATTTAGTACCATCATAATATAAGACATCATTATAAGCTGGAGTGGTAATTGTGACATCAGTTAAATCATTTAATGCGAGAACTTCAGGCCCACCAATACGGACCCATTCTGCTCCTGCTGTAGAATAAAAATATGTGTTGCCATAATGGACTGATTCAGGATCAGTTACAAAAGTTGTAGTTCCATTTGCGGGAGGACTGCCGCTTGGAGTTGACCAGTTTGCAGCAGTTGTAACAATTCCACCGTTATATTGAACCAAATCATCGTTAACAAATCCCATTCCCGATAAAGTAGCGCCAACGGTGCCACTTTCTGCCGCAACAAGGAAACGTGATCCTATTGCTAATGGTCCTTGTTCTATAATTGACCAATTTCCTTCGTATGGAGTTGTGTCTGTAATTGTAAATGTAGCTATATCTCCATCATCGACAACAATCGATGTTCCTGTTTGTACCCAAGTTTCTCCTTGTATTCCACCATATTTTATATACGTTACTGAATCGCCAACGATCCCCGTGCTTATGATTGGTTGTGTTGATCTTATATCAATCAAATTTGGATCGATAATTGGTGGAACTTGAATAGATCCACTCAGTACAGCAGTATCCACGTATTGTTTTGTTGCTGCTCCTAGATTAGCAACAGGATCAGCATTTAAAATTAAGAAGCCGGTCATAGTGTCGCCAGCTATTGAAACAGCAGTATTATCAACGTATTGTTTTGTCGCAGCCCCCAACGCAGCTACTGGATCAGCACTCAAAACTAATAAACCAGTCATAGTATCGCCAGCTTTTGATACTTTACCATCTACATACCCTTTTGATGCTGCTTGCGTGGCGGAAATTGGTGTTGCGAATGCTCCAAGATTGATGTATCCAAGCATCGTGCCACCAACTAACGGTAGATAACCAGCTAGTGTATTGGTAAGAGTTCCTAAATTTACTGCATCTGTGCTTATTGTTGGATTAGAAACACCTTGAATTTTGTGGTTGCTCATATCCAGAACACCGGTCATGATGTCACCACTTTTACTAACTTTATTTTTTAAATCGTTTGCTACCAATGAAAATGCGGTCTGTGAATCAACTGGAATTGCAAGAATTGTGCCTGGGATAGCTGTTAAGTCAACTTCTGTCGCAGGATGTACATGTGATAGTGGTACTCTAGGATCAGTCATTCTTGGATCGTTATCACCTACTGCTAACGGATTGGTTGGTACCGCTGGGGCTAGTGTTAACTTGGTAATTCCTTTAATAGTTGTAGATGCGTCTGGATTGCTACCTTGTGGACCTTGTGGTCCTGGCAAACCTAATCCACCTAATCCTTGATTGAAAATAGTTTTGGTTGAAGTTACTGTACGAGCTACCGGAGGAGCTTTTGGACGAGACGGATTGGTTACGTTTGGATCTACATCTACCAACGTACCCCCGGTATCAACCCAAAGGGTTATGTTTGGTCCGGGCCAAGTCCAATTTGGGTTGTCAACCGTCCCTTGAATAGCTGCTATAGCTTGTTGTCCTGCTAATGCATCATTAAGAATAATACCTAATACTTTTTCGCCAGTGTCTTCATAAACCGCAGGATTAAAAATAGTTCCGTTAGTGGAATCAACAGATATAACCTGATATGCAGCCATATTTTGGCTAACGTTACCAAATATAAATGTTTCTTCTAATTTTAGTGGTTGCGTTTGCCCACTGGACACGATAAATGGACTTTCTGTTGTAAAAAATAAACCATTGTTTAATTTAACCGCGTTACCATTTTGATCGTAAAAAATAAAACCAGATAAAATTGTAGTATTATCATTAACTTGTGATCCTGGCGAATATGCAATTAGTGCAGATGGTATCACTATCAATGGAGTATGTAACAAATATCCAACAATTGTTGCAAAAGGAATATTTTGTTGAACAGTTATTTCTGTTTGGTCAAGAGTGCTATTATAGATATATGCCGTAATGTTATAAGAACCATTGTTAAGACCACCATCTATAACTGTAACAACATCTCCAATCGTGAGTGTTGCTGTTATATTTCCAGCAACATAGAATTTTTTGTTTACTGAGTTGCCACCAATTAAAGCATATTGGTTGGTGATTTGAGTGTTTGGAAGTAACCCGGCAAACACTCGAATTTTATTAACCCAAGAAGTACCGTTCCAAACATACATCTTGTGATCAATAGTGGAAAAGAAATGCTGGTCAAGCGGTGGATTACTTGGGGTAATTGAACCAGAAATAGGCTGATGAATAGTAGCACCATAGGTTTTAACCCCGTTTATTACATTTAAATCCCAATACAACCAATAATTCAACGTTGTTAAAAACGGACCAATCCATGCTACGAATTGGGCATTATCTCGTTCTCTTAACAAATATTCAGATGTACTTTGTGAAAAAGTGGCGAGTAATGGACCACCAGTAGTACTTATGAAGATATCATTTCCAATTTTTTGTAAAAATGTAGGTTGACCTAATGTATCTTGCGAACATTGAACAATGCCTTGTCTAAATGGTATCTGCATGAAATTTCCTTAAAATTTAATATATAAGTCTAGTATAACGTATTTATTAACTGTTGTACCAAATTGTTGTGGAGGAAAGCCCATGAAATATGTGTTTTTAAAGTGGTGGTTGCTATTCTGCGTAACTATTGTAAGTAGTGCATATGTCTATAATCTTGGGTTGTTTATCAAACTGTGGGAATATGATCTTTCAAAAATGAGTTTTATAACTCTGGTGCTATATTTTCTGATTACACTTTATATTGGATTTCATACTTGGCGTGTTTCTAGAAAAAAACAAATAGATCTTGATATTCATAAAGCAACAATATGCTTGCCTGGGTTTTGGTTTGCTTCAGAGGCTATGATGGCTTTTGGTATGATTGGAACTGTTATTGGTTTTATTTTAACTCTAAGACCAGCCTTTTCTGGTTTTACTGCCGCTCAAACAGAAATTATAGCCCAAATGGCAAGCGGTATGGCAACTTCGTGTTTAGCAACTTTAGTCGGATTGTTAACTATGGTTTTAACTAGGACACAACTTGTTAGCCTTGAGTATTTTTTAAATGATCAAGAAAACGCAGATAACTGGTAGTAGTTCAAAATATTCTACTAATATTTCTTTCATAGATATTTTGATGAATATCATTATAGCATTCGTCATAATGTTTATTATGGCTTTTTTGCAAATAAATGAAAAAAGTAAAAATCAAGTTGAATCAAAGGCTGAAGTCTTAATTATAATGACTTGGCCAGATTATGCAAATGACGATATTGATTTATGGTTTAAATTGCCTGGGGATAAAGTAGTAAGTTTTTCTACGAAAGACGTTGCATACTCGCATCTTGAACGTGATGACCGAGGTATCATTGGTGATTTAATATATCTACCTAATGGAAAAAGGGAATTCATTCGTCTTAATAAAGAAGTTATTACTTTACGAGCTTTAGTTCCTGGTACATACACCGTTAATGTACATTTTTATTCAATAGCTACTGGAACAAATTTTGATCAAGAAGGTGTGAAAGTAGTAGAACCCCCATATAATGCAAGAATAACGTTGTCTCGCATTAACCCAGTTTACCAAGAAGTAGTTGTAACAGATGTTGTAATAAAAACTGTTGGAGATGAAAAGACTGCTTTTTCATTTACTATTACAGATGATTTAGAAATTACAAATATTAACCACAATCAAATTCAGTTTGTTACTAACAAAAAATATCCATTACCACCGGACAGTGGAGAGCATTGATAATGTTTAAAGAACAACTTATATTCTTACTTCCATTAGCATTATTGATTACTATGTTTGCCGTTTTTCAAGCCTTTTTGTTGATTAAAACAAAATTAAACTATTACATCAAATTTTTGGGTATTCCAATATTAATATTAGGCGCTTTTTTTGCTTTTAAAATTTTCGATTCTTCACTTGGATATGGTTATCCTACGACAGACATACCAGAAAAATTCGTATTATTGGGTTTTGTTGTCGTGGAAACTAATAAAGTTCAATTTATTGAACTTTGGTTACAATCAGAAGGTTCTAAAACTAGACTATATAGAATTCCCTTTTCTGAAGGATTATCTAACAAATTAGATAAAGCAATTAAAGAACGAGATAAAGGACTGTTAGCGGAAATTGGACAGTTCCGTCTAGGAAAGAATACAGGATCAGACGCCGATTGGACTGATAGTTTTCAATTTTATCAATTTAATGTATCAAAAATTTATTCAAAAGGTGAAGCTCCACCATCTATTATACAACAATAATTACCAAGGATATATGCCTTGCCATCCTGTTGTAATGTCATAGTTAATAAGATCCTGTATAGTTGTTAGATTGTCAATTGCGGTTTTGTGGGTAAATGAATTCAGATAATTCCCTGAAAGAAAAGTAAATAGCGCGGTTCCCATACTAATAATACCTGCCGCATTTATTGAAACGTCTTGGTTGTCTTTTGTCCGCCAAGTGAAGGTAGACGGGAAGTCA